AACTACGCTTGAATATTTGAATCCTTTGCTAGAGCGTGGAATTCCCGTGTGGGATTATCTCGCAAAGGCTTCCGGAAAAACAAAAGAACAAGTCCAGGAAATGGCAAGCAAAGGACTGATACCGGGAGCACAGGCAGCAAAAGCAATTTCCGATTATATGGGAAAAGCCTATAAAGGCAGTATGGATTTACAGTCTAAGTCGTATTCCGGATTACAGAGTTCCTTAGAAGATGCCCAGAAAAATTTAGACAATGCTATGGGTGACGGACACAATGAAGAGCGCAAAAAAGGACTTCAGGCTCAAATTGATTACTTGGACAGTGATTCTGGGAAAAAGATGCAAGAAGCATATAGCATGATCGGAAAATATCAGGCGTCACTGGAAAATGCACATGATAAAGCAGTGCAGGATGCAATGACAAATGCCATGAATTCAGATGGATATAAAACGGCTTTGGCTCAGAATAACGGTGCGGAAGCGGGCCGAATAGTTGCGAAAGCGCAGGCAGATGCAGAAGCAGCGTATCGGCAAACAGATGGATTTCAGCAGGAACAGCAATCACAAATTCAGTTAGTTGGTGATGTTCAAAAAGCGCTTGCACCAGTCTATAAAACTTTCGGTTATAATATGGGACAAGAATTTTCAAAAGGGATAGCATCTTCTGCTGAGTTTGGAATAGAATCAGCGCTTACGCCTAAAAGCAGTATAACGGGAACAACTCTTGGTGCAGGGGGAGCGCGGGGAAGCGCTCCCCCAATCAATCAGTATCCAGGCAGATCACATGCCACCGGAGTGTTTCGAGTACCATATAATAATTACCCGACATTGCTTCACGAAGGTGAGACGGTCAACACAGCGGTGGAAGCAAGGTCCTCAAAAAGCGACCCAAGTATAAAAGTTGAAATAAACGGGCCGGTTACGGTACGCAAGGATTCGGACATTGATGCAATAGCTAAAAGATTTGTTGAGGAAGTCATGAAAGCATCTCTTGTATCATAATAAAAAGCTGTTAGGCACGTCAAAAGTGCCTAACAGCTTATATTTAGGTGTTGTTTGGAAGGCTGTTTTTAAAAGCGAGATAAATTTTCTCTGAAGGGTCTTGCGCTATGGAATAAAGGTTATCACTCTTTGCGCTGCATAGGACATTTATATTTGCACTATCACCTTCCTGCAGCACAACAAGCTCAATGGTACCCCATGTTGTGAATTTATGAAAATCCGCTTTAATAGTCTTAGCGGACTTGTCGTCCTGGATGTTACTAAATCCTCCGTGCTCGACAGCGGATAAGCACACGTTATACCAATGGTCAAAATCACCTTTATAGCTTAACTGCTTCTCAAAATGTTTTTTTATACCAATCATAAAAGCCCACTCCCTTTCAAGAAAATATTATCATATTGACATTATAAATTCAATATTTAGGGGCGATTTATATGCTTCGGAATATCATTATAAAAAATACGGAACAGAATAGCGAGTTGACGCTTCCGGTGACACCGGCGCAGTTTGAGATCAGCCACGGGGTACGGGTTGAAACAATCAATATCCATACCGTGGGGGACGTGAATATCGCAGGATATCCGACTTTGGCGACGATTAAAATAGACTGCATGTTCCCGGCACAGTATTATCCGTTCAATAATTCTGCAAGCACGATTGAACCTTACGAATACGTCAAGATTTTTCTGAATTATTGCGACTATCATCCGCTGTTACGGTTTGTGGTTTCCGGTACGACAATCAATCTTCCGGTTATTCTGGAATCCATTGATTACGGAGAGAAAGACGGCACAAATGATGTTTATGCAACACTGACCTTCCGGGAAATGAAGATATTGACAGCGGTCCAGTCCGGGACAACAACGGTAAGCGGGAGCCTGAGCAGGAACTACAGCTCCGGAGCGGCGGCCAATAAAGCCAATAGCTGCACGGTCGCCCGCGGGGACACGCTCAGCGGAATCTGCCGGAAATATTACGGTAATTCCGGGCTGTATACGAAGCTGGCCAAATATAACGGGATAAAGAATCCAAGTCTTATCTATCCGGGACAGGTTATAAAACTGCCTCCTCTCGGGCAGCTTTAAGAGAAAATCCCATATGTTTGGGATTTTGAAGGGAGGGAGTTCATGCCGCAGATAATCATAAAAAACAGCGAGGGTACAGTGGACATCAGCCAGCTCGCGCCGACAATCACATGGTCGGGGGACTATCAGCAGCGCGCCCGTACTCTTGATTTTGGAATGCTTTCATCCCCGACAGATAAGAGCATTCCGGTTGTGAAGTGCGAACTCGGGAACGCCGTTACGCTGATGGACGGGAAGAATACACTGCTTGAAGGATTTGTAGTTGTGCGGCAGAAGAGCACAAACGGAAGCACAATCGATTATACCTGCTTTGACCGAGGATTTTATCTAAAAAACTTGGCGTCCTATGCATTCACCAACGTCACCCCGGAAGCAATTACCCGCCGTATCTGCACGGATTTTGGAATTTCAGTCGGAGAGGTTGTTTCGACAGGGTTTAAGCTGAGCTGGAACTTTATCGGGAACAGCCTGTACGATATCATCCAAACAGCCTATACGCTGGCCTCCGCTCAGACGAAAAAGAAATACCACATTGTTTTCCGCGGATCCGCGCTGTGCGTCGTCGAGAAAAAGGTTAATGAAAACACGCTGGTCATTGAAGGCGGCTCAAATCTGATGGACGCCACTGTGTCGGAAAGCATTGAAAACATGGTGAATCAGGTTGTCATCTATGACAAGAACGATAAACTGATAAAGACCATCCGAAATGAGGAAGCAATCAAACTGTACGGCGTGATGCAGGATTACCTGAAGCAGTCGGATAAAGAGGACTTGACCGCCAAAGGGCAGAAGCTTATTGATGATAACGGAGTCGAGCAAAAAATAACCTTGAACAATCTTGGGAATATTGCGAACGTCACCGGGGGAACGGTGGTTGTCCGCGAACCATACACGGGCCTTTATGGCCTGTTTTTTATTGATTCCGACGTCCATACATGGAAGAACGGAATTTACTTCAATAAGCTGGTAGTGAATTTTCGGAACATGATGGACGAAAAGGATGTAGGCTCTTTGCCGAATAAAACAGGAAGCAAGACGGCTTCCCAAGTGACGAATTTCTATATCAATTCTCCGGGGTGATATGAATGGAAGATAATCCGTATACAGTATTTCTTAGGATTCTACGGGAGCAGGCCAGTGGACAGATTCCGGTCTTATTCAGGGAGGGTACCGTGATTTCGGCGTCGCCGCTGAAAATTGAAGTCAGCGAAACGGTTCAGAGCGGCGACCGGCTCAGAAAAGATGAAGGAATAACGGAATTCAGGGCGG